GGTTTTGGTAAGGGCCTCCAGGTAAAATCTGGGGGTTTTTTTATATACAAAAAGACCCCACTAAGAATAGCAGGGTCTTACCTTATTTATTTATCTACAAAACACAACATTACTTTTTCTTATACTCAGTTACTGCAAAGGTAACTACTGCAGCAATACAAAGTACATATAATCCTCTAAATGTTATATGCCATAACATTGGGTTCCACTCAGCTACTAAAAATGAGAATGGTACGTATAACATAACCATTAGTGCTAAGAAACCAATCATTGCTTCAAGTATATTTTTCATATTAGAATGGTAGTTTTTCTTTGTTAGCTTCTGGTTTCCATGGGTCAATTTCTACATAGAAATCTGATTCACCAGGATTGTGTGATTTTTTCATCTTAACTAATATGTTTGCCCATCCTTTGTTTTCGGCAGCAAAGTCATTTAGTTTTTGTAGGTCTTGTGGGCCTAATGAGATTTTTCTTAAACTACCGAAAGCTGTTGTAAGCGTAAAGCATCTCCCTAGGTAGAGTTCTTTTGATTTAGACATTTTATTTGGTTTTATTGTTATAAACTATTTTTTCTTTTCTCTATGATTTGCTTGAGTTTCTGTACGTACAAACTTGCATCCATCAGTTCATCTTGCAAGTGATTAAGCCATTGTAACTCTGTTAAATCTTCTCTGTCAAGTGTCGTGTTATACTTCTGTAATCCAGTATGAGCCCTATCCTTGTACTTGTTAACTACATCGTTAACGACACTATCAAAGTGTTCGTTATTCTGCATCTTTTTTATATTTTTTTACTTGAGCTTTAAGTGCTTCTCTCCACTTTAAGTCTACAGAACCATCATCCAAGATATCTTGAATAAGCTGTATTGTCTCGTTAGATACAAACTCTTTAGCCTTTTTAGTAGCCTTAGGAGTTTTCTCTGCTTTGTTTTCTAATTCTAATTCTTCCATAATTTTAATTTTTATCTGCCTTGGCCTCTATATTGTTTAGGCTTTGAGCTGTGTTTGTTATAAGATTTTTTAGCACTACCTCTTTTGCGGCTGCCGAAGTTCACTTTCTGCGAACTCCCAGTCTTTACTTTCGCCATCTTGATTAAATATTTTTACTATAATTTGTTCGTCTCTTAATTGTTGGCATAACATTGCTGTACCTCCGCACATAGCTAGATTGATTAAGAAAGACATCTGTTCTGGTGATGCCTTATCACCGATAGCCTTAATCTCACAAGCCATAAAATGACCATACTTCTTACTATAACCAATGATGTCTGGTACGCCTTTCTTACCTATAAATGCTCTACCTTTTACAGCTAGATTATTATTACGCCATACCTCATTTCCTTTCTCACGTAAATAATCTAACATCATTTTTGTTAAGTCAGAAGCCGTTTTGTATGTTGCCATAAATCAAAATTACAATATATTTATTATATATTAAGCCCATCTAATCATTTCTTCTACTGGTACCTGCACATATTTAACGTTATTTTCAACCTTAGTATTGTTTACTCTAAAGTATCTACGAGCCTTTTTTCGTAGCATTTCAGCCCTCATAAAATAGATTCTGTCTCTAAGGTCAAAGTTTATAGCAAAGAACTCAATTCTTTTATCTGCTATGCCAGATGGTTCATTATCACGTTCATACTCTAACCACATAAACCCATCTAATAGTGCTGTTGGCATCTGAATTACTAGCGTTTTGGTGTTCTTAGCAAATAGTTTAATAGCTTGGTAAGTACCATCTTGGTTACGAGCTTGTTCTATCTCGAACTTACGTCTATTTCTATCTCCTCTTTTATACACAACTATTTATTTATTAGCTTGTAAAACAACCACTTACAACTTTCCCATACCAATATTGCTATTATGTATTTCATAAGTTATAAGTTTTAGAATAATAGTCATCACCATTCTCATATTCAAATATGCCACCATCTCTTTCTCTATCCCATACATTTGCTTCTCCATTGTTAAAAGCATCTCTAATGTCTTTTTTAGATTTAGGCAAATACTTATCTTCAATAAGACTTGCTAGTTGTTCTGGAAGAAATGTTAATGAACGAGTATTATTTACATACTCTAAAAGTTCTTGCATTGCTGTTTTCATATTATTTGTTTTGGTTATAAGTTTGGTTGTAGTATTCTTCTGCGCTAGTAAATTGACCGCTTAAATTTCTTTCATTTTCATCACCTACTCCATTTTCATAAGCATCTATTATCTGCTCTTTTTCTAATTCTTTTGCTTGTCTAAATAGTTCTTGAGTATGATTTGCTCTAAACTCGTAAGGCATTTGTTCAATTAGCCAATCAAGTGCTGTTTTCATAATTTATAATTTATAGTCTACAAATGTCATTGTCTCTGGTAAAAATCTAAGTGGTATATTTTTAGTTGTGCCATGTCTATTCTTCTCTACCTTACAGATAACCAAGTCATTAGTAGCATATTCTGTTCCACCAATTTCTATAGGGTTTGTCATCTCATAGTAGTTAGGCCTCATTAGCATAATAACTGCATCAGCATCCTGCTCAATAGAACCAGATTCTCTAAGGTCAGAAAGCTGTGGCATCTTATCAGCTCGTTCCTCTACTCTACGAGATAATTGAGATAGGGCGATAATCGGTACTTGCAACTCTTTGGCTAAAGATTTAAGGCTTCTGCTTATCAAACTTACTTCCTGCTCTCGGTTTTGGTTTGATTTGCCTTGTCCACTCATAAGCTGTAGATAGTCAATAAAGATTACTTTAATGCCATACTTCTGCTTCATAATGGTTGCCTTTGCTCTAAGTTGTGAAATACTTATACCGCCCATATCTTCTATATGTAGAGGGGATAGTAAAATCTTATCATCAGTTTTTAGTAGTATCTTTCTTTCTGCCTCATTCATATTATTCATTCTAAGGCGTTTTAAGGGTATCATACTGGTTATTGACTCTAACCTTTCAACTAACTGCTCGGAGCTCATTTCGAGGCTAAAAATGGCCGTAGGAACCTTATTTACGATAGTTAGATGGTAGATAGTAGAAAGCATGAAAGCTGTCTTACCCATTCCTGGTCTTGCAGCTATAACCACAAAGTCTGGTCTGCACCATCCTGCTAATGTGTTATTTATCTCCTCAAAACCAGTGTTATAACCTAATAAATCACCATTTTGTGCCTTATCACGTGAGTAGTTTAACGACATAATCACATCATCAATAGTTTTTTCGTGGATATTACCATACTCTTGTAAAGCTATAAGTTTACTATTTACGGTAGAAAGTAAATCTATAGATTGACTATCGTTATCTAAACACTCGTATTCGGTCTGTTTGAATAATAAGAAGGCCTCACGTTTCTTGTACAGTTCTATTACCATCTCAATATGGCTGTTAATATGACCAGCACCAGTAATATTATCAGTTAATTTTGATAGATAAAAAGCTCCACCAAGTTCTTTGAACGCCTCATCACCAGTTAATTTTTGTGCAACGGTATTTAAGTCAACAGAAATGTTATCATCGTACATCTTTTTAACTGCAGCAAAGATTTTTTGGTGTCCTAAATCGTAGAAAATCTCTGTTTTTAGGTGGCCAACAACTAATGGTAATGTTCTTTTATCAAGTAAAATAGCACCAAGTATGCTCTTTTCTAACTCTTTGCTGTTTGGTAGGTTTATTACTTCCATTATATTTTTTCTAATTCTTTTACTATTTCATAATATTCTTGATAACTCATACTATTTGCTAAAGCCATAATATGTAAAACTTTTAATGCGTATGATTTAGCCTCCCATTTTTGATTACTACCATAAGATATTGAATATGAATCAATTAATTCTATTGCGATTTGTTTTGGTGTCATTTTAAACTAATTTTAGTGGTTTGTGTATTTAAATTGGTAGTAAAAGTACTACTGTTCCTCTTCCAAGTTCTTACTGCAGCCTTCCAATCCTTCATAGGATTTTTACCTATCAACCATCCTCTTGCTTCGTAATGGTCTATAAATTGTGAACCATCTAAAGTGAATCCAATTTCTTTAGAATATTCATTTACTTGGTCGGCCGTAGGCCTAAGAAATGTATTCTTATTGTTAGTATTAATGTTAGGTAAACTTTTTGTACCAGTTTCGGTAAACTTTTTTGACTCTATTTGTAAAGAATCTTTACCATCGGTAAACTTTTTATAATCGTTTAAATAATCTAAAAATACTGACGTTACTCGTAAGTGTTTAGTAGCTGGACTTTTATAGACTAACTCTTTAACTATCAATGAATTAATGATGTTAATTACTGATTGCTTAGATAAGTCTAAATCCTTAGCCATTGTTTCTTTACTCATGTAGCACCAATGAGACTCGTTATTCTGCATACGCATAATCGTATCTAATACGCAGTATTCATTGCACGATAGTTTAAATTCCTTCCGTACTGGATGAATTATTGTTGTGTAAAATTGTGACATTATTTGTTTTTAAATCTTCTGAGTAATATAATAAGTGTAATAATTTGAAAAAATAATGTTACATAAATTAAATTGTCCATTAGGTGTTATTTTTGTACCCTAAAAACTATTGTTCTGCCATTAAACTCAAATCTCCTTTTGTTCATTGGATTTAATGCGTCACGAATACTTTTAGTGTTAATGTTTGTTTTCCTATTGGCTGCTGCAATAGATATGAATGTAGTTTCTTGTTTAGTGTCCAGGTAAATCATTCTAATTTTAATTGAGTTTTCGAATCCTCTCGGCTCTAAATCTAATCCCATCAATAATTCGTTTTATTTCGTAAAAAAAATGTAGTGTAATGTATAACGTTACAGCTAACGGCACTGAAATTAATGTAAAAAATGTTAATTCGTAGATAAATATTAAGGTATTTTTCATATTATTTTCCTTTAGGTGTAATAGGTGTTGCAGGTTTTTTGATGTCCTTGTTAAGCCAGGTCAATAAAGTATCTGCTCTTTCAAACAGTTTACTATCAATACCAGAACTTAAAGCTACCCATAAAGCAAATTGCTCGTTGTTCATTGTTGGTTGGTTCATATTATTTGTTTTCGTTTTTATTAATTTGTTCTTGTAAATAATCGGTAATTAATTTTGTTGTTTGAGCTGGTATTTTATTAATAGATGTATCACTTTTTATAAAATCTATTGTTTTACCACCAGCTATTATAAAAATTACATCATTTTTACTTGGTGTAAATAATGCAAGTATTAAAGAAATAGTAAATATAATAGAACATTTATTTAACCATTTTTTTAAATTAGTAACAAGTTTTTCATCTACGCCATAACTTGATGTTACTTCAGATGTATAAAAAATAAAACTAAAAAGTAATCCAATAAATGATGCAACGCATATCACTATAAAAGCAGTAGATATTCCGTCTAATCTTGTAAGCCAATAAAGCTGAGTTGTCGTTTCCATGTTATTTCTTTAATGATATTTTAAATGTAGTTGTAGAGTATTTAGGAGCTGGATAAATCATCTCTCCAGTTTCTGGGTCTACCAAAGGTTCTTTGATAGTCTTTAGCAATGATTCTCTTTCCTTTTGTTTGTACTTAATAGCTTCTAATTCCTGGTTCATCTTTAACCAAGAGTAGTCACCATCATAGGCATACTTTACGCCAGATTCAAACTTACTCACTTCGGCTCCTAGGACCTCAGCCTTGCCTTGTGGATGGGTAGATAGAATTGTTATAACATCTTCCTTTAAATCGGCTCTAATGCCATCTAAAAGCTGAATAAGGGCCTCTGCCTTAACTAGCATCTCAAGTGGGTTGTCTCCAGTCTCTCGGAAATGCTGTACAATAGTTTGTTTAAGCAATTCAACGCTAAACTTGGATGGTTCGATAGAACTAAGTTCTACTTTAGGTAATAATTCAAAACTCATAATATTTATTTTTTAGTTAGGTTTTCTTTTTTCATTGATAATAGTTTCTTTAACTGTTCGTTAGAGTCAAACACTTGCTTATACCCAAAGTATAAATCAGTTAATTGTTTCACTTTAGTACAATTTGCTATGTCAGCTTTTATAGCATCAATATCTATTTCTTCTTCTTCTACTATTTCTGCTACTACCTCTTGAACTGTTTGAGCAGGTTTTTTAGGTGCCTCATGTACACTAGCACCAGTTTGCACTGTCGCAAAGTCCATCTCTTCTGCTGGTGTAGCCTCGAATCCTGCAGCCTTCATTAACCAAGCAAGTAAGTTACGATACGCCTTACCTATTGCACGTGTCTGTGCCATTGATAGAATAGCATACTCGTCAAACCTTTTTTTGCTTTGCTCAAAATTGCTACATATTGCTACTCCAGTAGCTACTAACTGACCAGTGTTAATATTTCGTACTTCGCACTTAGCCATGTACTTTATTTCTACTTGGCCAGGTTCTGTGCCTCTTCGAGTTAAGTCCGTAGTTTCTGTGATAATCGGCATTAACCCTAATGAAGCTCCAGCGAACTGCCATCCTTCAACATTAACGAATTGCTTTCCTTGAATGTTGCTTGACAATCCTTTTTCTTTGATAAGTTTAGCTAAATCTTTAGATAGGTTTAGCATTGAATCCGAGTTGATTAAATCAAATCTTGGTTGATTAGTTAATTCTGTGCTCATAGTTTAGTTTTTTGGTTGTGTTTAAATTATTTGGAAAATATTGTACATGATTTATAGGATTCTCATCCCAGTAACTAATTAATAGTTGCATCATGTTGTAAGATGCCTGGTTGTAAGTAATCTCATGTATAATTTTTGCAGCGAATAACTTTCGCTCTTGTTCAGATAGGTTGTGAAAGGTAGATAACATAATTGTTGGTTTATTTGTTTGCATAAATGTTGTTAGGTAATTCTATCAAATCCATTATTGATTGATATTTCTCCATGTAGAACGGTATTACTTCAATATCATTAAGAAAGGTGTTAAGTCCATGTAGTACGGTTGTTCTGTCTCTTTTAAAGTAAGGAGATATTTGTGATGCCTTTTGAAAATATGATGTGTGTAAAATGTAATAACACATATTTCTTGCTAACACTAATTCTCTGTACCTTGATTTGTGTGACATCTTTTTTATGTCAACCTCAAACGCCTTAGATACAATTTCTATAACATTATTAAATATCTTAGTATCTATTTTTGTTAATCTGTTGGTAAGTAATGATTCTCTCGTTGGTCTAGTTCTCACTGTAGTCATTGATTTGGTTTTTAAGTGCCTCTAATTTCTTTGCGTAATAAGTTTTTACTATTTCTACTGTTTCGTAATCGTGTTTATCTAATCTAATTTTAAGTAGATAAGGCGTAAGCCCAGTGATAGCACAGATTTTTTTTATGTCTCCATGACGAAGCATTGCTCTATAATCCGTTACTTGTATCATCTTGTAGTTGGTTGTTTTGATTAATTAATGTCTGCCCTGCTTCAGTTAATGTTCTACAGAATAGGGTGAAGGTCTTATCTCCATCTTGAAATGTAACGGTAGTCTCTTCTGTGTTAGCAAGTACTAATCTAATAGCTGGTTCCTGGCCATCTATCTTTTCATTGGTAGCTGCGAATACTTGTGGTTCATTGTCTCCAAATTTAAAGCACCACTCGCAAGGGAATATTGGTGTTAATGTTTTTTCTGTTAATTCTAATTCTTGGTTTTCCATATTAATTGTATTTATTTATTGATGCGTTTAATTTTTGATACTCTGTTTCTGCTTTCATCTTAAAGGTGTGAAAAAATGCCATTGTTTCGTCAACTGGTACGCCATCTGTTTGCTCATCATTGAATTCCTTCATTAGTCTTTTTACTAATTGTTTGTTTTCTTCATCAATACAGAATAAGGCGAAAGTCTCTTCAATTGTTTTAATTGCATAGACCATTTCTTTAAGTAGACTTAGAGCGTGTTTTTTTTGTTGCTCGGTCATTTGGTCTGGTTGTGGATTGATTTTCATGTTATTTGGTTTTGTTAAATAATTTTAGGTGTCTGTCTATCCCCAGAACAGATGCGTCAAGTGAGGCGTAATATGAGCTTCTCCAGTAGTACCATTTACCATTTAGGATTTGATTATCCCATTTAATAATCATGCCTTTGTAAGTGTACTGTTTCGAGATTCTGCCGTTACTGTTTACGTAGGTATATTCTTCTTTTATACCTTTTTTCTTCTGTTCGAGGGTTAGTTTCATTTGTTTAATTTGATGGTGTAGTCACCGTAAACAAGATTTTCTCTGAGCTTTTTGGTAATCCAAGGGCTAATTGTTGATAGACTGAATACGCCTTATCGTAATCCTTGGACATTGTACCAGAAACTATGAGACCATCTAATCTGGTGAAGTAAAATGTTTCGTTTAGTAAAAAATCGTGCTCTTCGATAAATGTGTAGGTTTTCATGTTATTGTGTTTTGGTGTTTAATTTAGATAATCTGGTAAAGTAGGTTTTTGTGTCTCCGATGACAGCTTTAGACATAGACCGCTCATATTCCAATGGGTGGATGCAGTTTTTTGTCTCATAATTGTAGTAGGCTTGTTGACCTTTGTAGATAAGTGTACCAGTGATAGCACATCTCATAGGATAAGTTAAGGTGATTAATTCAAACATGGTTTTTTGTTTTGGTTTGGTAAAATTAAAGGTTTTTTGTTATTATTTAATATTTTTTAGTTAAATTATTGTTAATCCGTAAAAGATTTTTGCGTGGTCATTATCATAAAAGATTTTTGCCACTACTGGATTTTTGCGTACCTATACCCATGCAAGATTTTTGGCTATGCTAGATTTTTGGTATGCGTTTCCTCATGATGCCGTAGGTGTATTTATTACACATTAAGGTACTTTTATAACATTACATATGTACAAAGTAGTCTCAATATGCTTTTATTGGCACTTTACAGCCTCATTTTGGGCTTATCTTTATTGTTTAAGGTATAGACCTCAAACGCAATTTGTATGTCTTATTTTGGCTTATTTTGCTATTTTATCAATAGCTGCATAAATTGCGGCTATAATATCGGGCAAAGTTTCTTTTGTTCCTTTTATCATTGTGTTTTAGTTTATCTGGCTAAATGTTCAAACCAGTTTTGTTTTACTTGTTTTGTGTAGGCCTTAAAGTCCTTTTTTGCAGCTGTTAAGCTGGTAAAGTAATAGACTTTTTTAATTAACTGACTATTGATAATGTCAGTAATTAATAAGCTGCCATTGGTTTGTTTCTGTATTATCATAAATTAGGGTTTGTTTTCACCTAAAAAACCCGCATTTAGCGGGTCGTTTAGTTTATTGGGTTGTTTAATTACCAGTCTATTTGCACTGGCATAATACCAGCCAATGCCGTTGTATTGTTTCCCTTTATCATTATTATTTTATTAGTACCTCTAAACTCTAATTTATAAGTTTCGCAACCTAAACAGTCGCAAACGTCTTTTAATAAAGTAGGGTTTAAGCCAATTGAGCCTATTTCGTAAAGTTCACTGGTTGGAATTACTTGCTCGATATTAGGATATTTTCCACCTCCTTTGTCACTTAACTCCTCAGCGGTTATAATCTTAATAATACCAATTAAATTGTATTTTTTATCGTATGCCTCTAAATGGCTGTCTATTTTACTAAAGCTGCAGCCCTTATCAAAACCCTGTTTTTTCCAATCGGTTCCTAATATATAAAATTCATCTGTATCGTTTATGCGGCTATTTTGGCCGAAAACCTCAGTAATTGGAAATTTAGTTAATACGAAACTATTTGTAGTCAATACAAAACCGTCCTTTACTTGTATGTATTGTTGAGCTAATCTAAATGCATCTTTACCAGTTGTTAAATGTAATTTTTTCATGTTGTTTTGTGTTTTGTGTTGTTAAGGTTATTAGTTATTAAAATCGATTTCGTCAAATTGTGAAAAGTTCTTAGGGTTTTCTAGTATGTACTCGGCAATTGTTGGAACCAGTTCGCAAAGGTCCTTAGGTTCGAACCAGTTGAAAGTCTCCAGGTTCCCATAACCGTTAAATCTTACGTAGTTATGTGAATAGTTATAATCACCGTAAAAAATAGCCCTGGCTAATGAATCTGGATTATTAGAAAAAAACGTACTTAAAAAATCTTCATCGTTTCCCCATATTTCACTGTCCGAATCTCCAATTTCCTGGCAGTATTCGTTGTTTAATTGGATTAACTCATTTTCATCCATGGCATTGATAATATCAATTACCTGGTCTAATGTTGTTGTTGTTGTGTTTGTCATTGTGTTAGGTTTTATTTGTTTTTGTTTTCGATTGTCTCAAGTAGTGTTTTAATAAAGGCCCATATTAATACGGTACTAATGCTAATTAGTAGGGCTTCCGCTATTGTTACTGTTTGGCCCATGGTTATTTGTTTTTAATTAATGATAAAATAAGGCGGCCAATGTTAAAAAGAAAGGCGGCAAATAGTGTAAGCTGTGCAGCTGCTAAAATGTTTGTTAAGTTTTGCATTGTGTTTTGTTTTATTGATTATTTTGTTAAATCGGTAAATAACTTTTTAAGGTGTAGCAATTGGAAAAGGTTTTCTTGTAACTGGTTATAATCCCATGAAAACCAGTGCTCCTCGTTTAATAGTTCACCACTTAATAAACTTTTCTTTACGTCCTCCATTAAGTCTATCTGGTAATTAACCATGTTTTCAAGTAAATAAACTTTGTCTTTTGCGGTGCTTTGTTGCTTTAATAACTCAATAGTCTGGTCAAAAAAGAAAAATGCTCCTTCGCTTTGTTTAATTGATTTTTGCATAATTGATTGGTTTTTAATGTGTTATGTGTTTTTGTGGGTGTTTTTATGTCCCATTGACAAAACGAATATAGTAAATAATATTAAATAATTGCAAATAAAATAAAAAAGATTAAAAAATATTTTGGTCTGTTTTTAGTACGCTAGTAAAGTTTCTTTACTATCCTTTAATTGGTCGTATACATTATATAATGTATTATATATTATATACTATATTATATAATATATACTATATTATTTAATTAATACTATATTCTATAATAAATAATATATACTATATTATATTAGGACAGCTTTACCAACGATATTGAATTTGTGTTAGTTATCTTTTATAGTGGTGTGGGTTATGTTATGCGATTGAGACAGTAACAAATTGTATATAAAATAAAGTACTTAAACAGTACCAATAACTAACCAATTTAACATAATACTAATTATAAGACAATTTCGTACTTGATTAACAGACGATTAAATATTATATATTTATACCATATACCCCCTACCCACTTTATTCGTACAACGAAAGTTTTCGTACCCTTGTGC